CAGAACCACCAAGAGATCTACCTGACTCACGATATACAGAGTAGTCTACTCCAATACCTCCACCTGTCATCAAACATGATTCTGCTTTCCAACTAAGGTTAGCCCAATCTTCTCTTGTATCTTCTTCAGCAGATAGTAGAAAACAGTTATTATAGAAACGTCTATCTCTTCCTGCATAGTAAATATATCTACCACCAGGAACAAACTTTAGATCTGTTATGTACTTCTGTAGTTCTTTACGTTCTTCCTTACGCATCAAAGCTTCTTCACCTGCACGTAAGTTACCACATACATCTTCTACAAGTACTCTTGATAACTGCTCCCATGTATCACAACCAGTGTGAGCATACTTTAAGTTAAATATATCTTCAGAGAATTTGGATCTGAACATTGGATTCATGTTTGATTTAAATGTCATCGTTTACTACTACCTTTATATTATCTATAACTATACCTTCCAGAGCATCTGAAACAGCAGATGATATTAACTCCTTCATGTCTTCTTCTAATCCTGCCTTACCATCAACAGGAACCCAACAGGCATCACTATCTATCTGGGCGTTTATATAAATAGATACTACCATATTATCTCACAATTGCCAATCTACTTCGGCTTCAACTTTGGCAAGAACCTCTTGTTGTCTAGCAGTTTCTATTTTAGTTGAGGCATCCATTGAGCCTATCTCTCCTCCTAAACCTGCATACCCTGCAATGTCAATCCAACTATCCTGATGATTAGGGTTTTTAGCTAGTCGTGCCATCTTAACCCATGCCATACATAGTGCTACATCTTCTCTGGTTACGTGTTTCTTTAGTATGAGACTCCAACCTTGTGCTATGTCATTAAAGTTAGTAAATGCATCTCCATACTCTTTATCCCTATCTCCTGTAATAAGTTCACTTGCTTTTTGTAATACAGCTTTTCTTGTAATCATTAATGTAACCTTTTCTTAAAGTTAGCGTATACAATGTTACCTTCTATTTTCTCTACTTTTTTAGCTGGTTTTATATTATACTGTTCTGCTAGTCTCATAGATGCTTCTTCAACTACACTTTCTAATACTTCTCTAATTCTAATACCAATATTTTCAACCATCTCAGAACCATTAAAATTACCATCGTAAAGTTGAAGTTCATTACGTTTCTTATCAAACGTACAAAATATACCATATGTATTATCAGGTATAAGTATTTCGTGTGCTACTTCTTCGTCTTCTTCTTTGTCGGACATATAGTTAACTCCATAAAATCATCAGCATACATTAATGCCAATGGACGTTTACGATCACCTTTTAGTATTGCTACAGGCTTTGTAGCTTTCATCATATTAGTCTCAGCTTGTTCCAAGGCAGCATATACAGCAAAGGATGATCTTGCTTTGCATTCAACTGTCCAAGGAAATAGCCTACGTGCCAAAGGACTAAGACCTATATCAGGCCCATTAACTCCACCAGGAGTTGACGTAATATCATCATCCTCAACACCTTTAAGATGTTGTTGAAGGTAATTACGTACCCACTGTTGAAGCTTGCGTCCTTTAGCTTTCGCAGACGCTACACTTATTCTATTTGAAGACCGTGTAGTGGTGGTAGGCATTTGCTGACTTTGATTTAGGGTTTCGTTCATACTTTAGATCAGGCCAACAAGTATATCGAAAGCTACAATAAGAACAAGTCATACATAACTTTCTATTACCTGTAGGTTTACGATAAAAGAACTCTTCCTCATCATTAAATCCACGTACAAAGTTATCTTCCGTAGCTTCTTTATATCGAGTTATCGTATCTTCTATCTTATTTGTATAGCTTTCTTCATCATCAGGATCAGCTTGAACTATCTTCATGTCACCTGTTTCTTTGTTGATTGCTATCCAACCACCTGCTTTTATTTCTGGAGTCTCTTCTCGTTCAGCTTTAGTATAACCAAACAACTGTGAGCAGTAACCAAAGTCATCATTTTGTTTCAATGCCTCGTAAGAAGCGAACTTCTTTTCAAAGGCAAACCTCGATGCACTTTTAATATCCCACAAAGAGAAACCGTTACCATCTCTGATAACTAAGTCTAACTCTCCATTAATGTAATCTCCATCAGGAGTCTTATATCCTACTCTTTTATTTAAGTCTACTATTTCTACTCCTGCTGCCAGTAGGATAGCAACAGCAATAACTTCAGTCATATCACCATATAACATTTTGATACGAAAAGAATTAGACTCAGGTGCTTTAGGCCAACCTAGTTTCTCTGCATGTAACTGACAGAATGGTTTACCTACCTGAGACATAGAGGGAAGTTTAGCTCCCCCCTTTCTCCTGAAGTTGAACTTACCTAGCTTATTGTTAAACATTTGACTAGCTCTAAAAACTATGTCATCTGGAATCTTAGGATCGCCTGCTAGGTAAGAATCAATAGTTGTTTGTAGATCCATCCTAGAATGGGATCTCATCGTCAATGGTTGCACCTACATCTAAATCAGTTTTTACCTGACTAGGAACCATATTTTCCCTCATCTTATCAGCGACTTGTTCATTTTCCATAGTGATAAGATCAGCAAAGTCTTGTAGGTATCCTCTTGTAGTATCGTTCAGTGCCTTACGTTCACTGACTATAGGAGTATACTTCAGTACAAAGTACTTATTAGAACCTGCTTTCTTCAACTCATAACCAATCTTTATGTCACAGTTGAATGGCTCCATTTGATACTGCTTCTTAATCATTGGTAGTAATTTACCAATCTCAAAAAAGTTAGATGGGCCTAGCTTAATTCTAAATGGAACCTCATCAATCTCTACCTTTTCACCAGAGGCAGCAACAGGTTTATCCATACGTATCAAACCAAACAGGTTTCTACTTAACTTAGCTTTAGATGCAGTAGCGTAGGCAATAGGATCAGAAGCACGTAGCTTCTCTCTTTCTGCATTGCTTACCCAACCACACTTATCTCCACCAAACCAATCCAACGCTTTATTCTTAAAGCTCATAAAGTGTTGAGATATATTGGAGAACTTCTGAGAGTCTGGATCGTATACAGAAGTTTGCATAGTCTCTGCAAAGATCCTGAAGTAGGTATCTTTAGCAAATACATCACCATAGTCAGGATGATTTAATGCTATTGATGGTGCAGGAATACCCTCTACCATCTCTCCATTATGCTCTGCTGTATTGTCCTTGTTAATCCTGGCCCTTGCCAAGTTAGGACCACTATCCATTGGGACAGTGTATAACATGGAAAAGTCAGTAGTATTCTCGTCAATTTTAATTAGTCCGTTCATGTAAAACTCCAATCATTAAATGAACAATGCTTATAACATAAAGTGGTTTATTTGTCAAGGTTATTTTTCTCCAATTCATAATAAAAATCTGCTATCTTATATAGTTCTTTTGCTGAAGCCGTATTTTTTATTGTATTAACTTTTACAGAAACTACAACCACGTTATCTTTTGTATACTCTTTTTCATTATCTATTCTATCGAAAGATAAATTCCAAGGACTATTAACATTAAAAACAAAAGGAACTTTATAAACAGGACACTTTAAATCTTTAGGTATCAAATCTAAAATGTCTTCTGCTGTTAATCTAACAGATATATTCTTTAAATTTTTCCTTCTTCTCGTATCTATTACAAGCCTCTGTCTTCTTAAAGCAGCCCATTGTCTAGTAATATCTTTAGGAGATTCTACTGTTCTTATTATTTTTCTTCTTGCTTCTTTAGCTCTGTTTCTTTTTTGTTTAACATCTGGTCTTTGTCTGTATTTTTTTCTTGCTTCTTTAACCTCTGGTCTTTGATTATATTCTTTTCTTTTTTGCCTAATTTTTAAATCTTTTTTTAAGCGTTCTTTACGTTCTATTTCCTTATCTATTATATTTAATTCATACTGAAACATTTAAATTCTCCTGATCCATCCAGTTATTTCCATAAGACATCTCTACTTCTAGAGGGATGTAATCAGGTAGCCCAAAGCGTTTCTTAGCTTCATCTTGTGCATATAGTAAACACTGTGGGCCTACTTCTTTAACTATATCTATCTCATCTGGATGGGTATCAATCAATACACTGTCATGTACTGTATTTATTACTACACTTTGTAACCCTTTCTCTTTCAGTTTATTGAATAATAATATCACACCTAATGGCACAATCTCTGCTGTAGCTACTGACTGTACAGGATAGTTTACTATCTGTGTTTTGAAGTTAGCATTACCTGATCTGTTTCTTTGGCAGTCAGGAAAACTAAACTGTCTACCTGTAGCAGTAGTAACTAATTTAGTTGAGATAGCTTCGTTCTGTAGTTTGTCGTGCCACTTAAAGATGCCTCGATACTTCCCAAAGAACTCTTTGAAGTAAATTTGTTGAGCAGGAGTTCCTTGAGTTCCACCGTACAATGGACGGAAGGTAGAAGCTTTTGCTGCTCCTCTGTCAGTAACTTCTCCATTGTCTGAGAGGACTTTGGCAGTGTAGGCGTGAACGTCAAAACCAGATTCGACTTCTTGTTTAACTGTTTCATCTGAGGCGAGTATTCCTGCAACTCTAAACTCAAGTTGACTGTAATCAATTTCGACAAGCTTACCTCCTTCAAATCTACTTACAAATGCCTTACGAACTGGAAACAATCTACCTTTAGGCATATTCTGTAGATTGGGATTAGAACTACTAAGTCTTCCTGTAGAGGTTATACACTGATTAAAGTTAGCATGAAGTAGTCCATCACTTTTGATGCCCTTCTTGATACCCTCAATAAAGGAAGCACGATATGTGTCTATCGCTGATAGTCTGATCAGTGATTCAAGAAACTTCTTTACAGCAATATCTGTAGTAGTTCTAAGATGTTCTGTAAGTGTTATCTTATCAGTCTTAAACCCACCAGCAGATGCTAATTCTGATTTAGGTTTAATACCAAGACCAGCTACTTCGTCTACCTCTAAGTAGAGTACTCCTAGTCCACCACAACCTTCACACTTACTGGGTTTCTTGAAGTTGCTACCATCTTTCTTTAGCTTGTAGTACGTACCTTTACCATAACAACTACCACATTTAATAACTCTAGTCTTGTATGCTTTTTTAAAACATTCTTTGGCAGCAGACATAAAACCTTCCTGAGTCATGTAAGGTCTACGCTTTGGCTTACCTTTCTCATCCACCCCTATATCCATAACCTCTTTCCAGAGCTTCTTATCTTTGAGATTACATGAATAGACCACACTGGATAGCTGTTCGGGAGAGGATAAGTTAACATCTTTATCACCCATAAGCTTCCTGGTTTCTGTCTGAAGATATCTAGTAAGTTGTTCCTGTTCTTTCTGATAGTCTATATCAACTTGATCTAATACATCCATATCAATAGCCATACCAGATCGTTCTATATCTGTCAGTACAGAACAAAACTCACACATAAGATCTCTTATGGGTAGCAGTGAGTAGTTGTGATCCTCTCTAAATAATCTCTCTTGCTTCTGGAATATATCAGCAGTAGCTAATACATCATCACGTAGATA